AGGGGAGCGGCATAGTTATCTATACCGTAGCCGGGTATCTTATCCCGTTCTCTACCTACTATGGTTCCGAATGATGATGTCATAATTTAAACTGTATATACGGTAGGTAAAATGGATTGTTTACCAAAGTTTTGGAATAAACCAGCACCACCAAAGCCACTATAAATACTTGCTACACTGCTTGCTATCTGTAGAGCACCACCTAGTCTGTTTGTAGGAGGTAACATTACAGGTGCACCATATGCAGCTGGTATACCTAAAGCTTCTCTGCCTGCTGCTTGTTGTGCTTGGAACTTACGTCTAGCACCTTCTGCTGCGTATGCTAGATTACGGCCTAATACGTTATCTATAACTGATTCTACTTCTGACTGGGCTGCAAGTAATCCTTGATAATTAGCAACACCAAATCTTCTAGATCTACCACCCTCATTGACTGTACCTTTTGATCTAAAGTAACGACGAGCAGCATTTTCTAGCTGTTTTCTACCCTTACCTTGAGCAGCAAGAGCACTAGCATAAGCATCACTTTGATCTCGTGATAAGCCTATGACATTTCTATTCTGTGCTCTTTCGAGCTGTGTTTCTTTGTTAAAGAACTTAAGTCCTTCTTGGGCAAAGATTGCATCTTTCTGAGCAGCTCTTTCTCTAGCGGCTGCTCTTGCCCCAGCATTAGCATCTACGCACACGGCAAAATTCAATAAATGTTACATTGTTTGGCCCATGTTTTAACTTACGTAAAAACTTAAAGCCTAGAAACTTAAGCAGTTTTAAATGTGCCTTGTTTCTACTGTCAACTATATTCCAAAGTAGAGGTTCTGTACGGCTATCGACATACCGTTTTGCCTCTCTTGCGAATGTAATTGGATATCGGTGTATCTCAGGAGTGCAAAGCATCCATATATCACCTTCTTGTCCTACTCCGGCCATGCCAGCAGTCTTGCCGTCAGGCACTGTAAAATACACGTAGGAGGGGTTGTGAGCCATGATAGAGGGTAGAAGGGCTGATGGTATCCCATGACCTTCTTCGACCTCTCTACGGTCATCTGAGCGGAGATTAGAGGCAACCTGAGCGGCAGCCTCCAATGTAAGCGGGTGTATGTAATTAGACACGTTTATAATACTTGGGTGAGTAATCACCTTCCCAAGATACAGCACGTAATGTAGCTGGAGCTGGGTGTGATGATCGTAGTGTTATATCTACGTTTGTGTTCTTTTCGTAGACTGGGACAGTTTTGATAAACTCTTCGAGATATGGTGCATCAGATGCTTCGTACTCGTCAAGTTCTGTTGATTCGTATACTTCTGTATAATCGGTTTTACCGACTCGTTCAAGTGTTGTTTCATAAAGACCTATCTTACCAAAGTGAAATTTAATTCTATGTAGTACTAATGATGAGTTTACATCAGCTCGAGCATTATTACCTTCTCGTCTGGTAGCATAAAATGTAGGAAACTTAACTTCGTAATCATAAACGTAACCTACTGTAAGATATACATTTGATGGTCCTCTCCAATCACCGGGTAAAGTAAAGCTTGAATTTGTTGAAGTTCCAACACTATTTTGTGCAATGTAGTTAGCTTTTGCATACCTACCAACATCTGGTGTTGGGAATTGTTGATGATCTCGGTTTACATCAATTACTACTAGATCATAATTAGGAGAGCTGACATCGGTTAACCAATTCGTTGAAAATGTTGTAACATTAGTAGATGCGTTATAACTACCCATTGCCTTACTAATCTTAACTTGATTATCTAAGTGTAATAAAAAATCAACATTATCTTGTGTAAGAAACTGGTCTGTTTCAGTCTGCACTAACTTGATACTCTGTAAAAAATAGTCAGTATCTAGAAAGAAGTATTCATCATTAATAATAAAATGATATACTAAAGGATTATTTAATTTCCATTTAAACCATGCAGCCTGCTGTCTCTGTTCTGATACTTGAAAATACTTATATCCATATACAGTATCAGAATCTGGAGTAGTAGTATTAGGAGTTCCAAAGGCTGCTACGTGTTTCTGACCCATCAATACTATAGAGTTTTCTCTAGAGTTTGTCAGTAAATCTATATTTTTTGGTAACAGTGTGGGTACAACTTTACTAACTTCAACTACATTGGGCTCACCTTCACGTTGTATGTTTGCCATTTCATTGAATCTACTGAACTTACCAGAGTTATCAACATAGGCTACTGTTGTTCCGAGAGATATCGGAGCTATAGTTTCGTTATAATTAAATGTAGCTATACTACGAAGTTTTGCAGTATCAGGATTAAAAACTGTATCATCTGCTGCAAGTAAGAATTGCTGGTTTGTGCTAAATACCACCAAACCTGTGTTTACTTCAATTCCATCAAACAGTTCAGAAGGAAAGGTTGAGGCAGCTGATATATCTACAGGATCGCTGGCCGATACAGTCAAAGCTGTTTCAGCAAAAAAGTCAGGATTTCCTAACGTTCCCGGTCGTGATGTAACCACATTTTCACCTGACAAAAAGACTAGTCTATTGCGAAAAAATAAAACTTTATTTATACGCTTACCTACAAAACTGGGTAACGGATTAGTGTTATCATCACCTACACGTCTATCAGCATATGTAAAGTTTTTTATAGTAAATGTATTTACATCTGTACGTTGTAAAACCAACGGCATGTTTGTAAGAGTTTTTGCTATGCCGGGTTCAGCACACTCAGTCCAAGATCCTACACCGTCGCCACCTTCACCCTCAAATCGAAGATAATAGTCATCCTCATCTGACATTCTAGAGTTAGCAATTTTAACAATGTATCCATTCTTACATTGATTTGGTAAATTCTGTACATCATTTACAGAAGATTGAAAGCAACGCATAAGGTCTTCTTCAACAACCTCTAAGTTAAAATCTTGAGTATCACTAAATACGTATATACCTGTACCTATAATTTGACATGAGACTCCGCTAATAGCATCTATTTGAGTTTTTAATCCACCTAAAATAGTATCAGCAGTTACAGCTGTGTCTGCATCAAAAGGGGTAGGAGATGGACGTATAAGGCCGTCGCCAGAAGAAGCAACTGTAGCACGAACTGTAGTTGTCTCTACTTCAGTTACGGTTACATCTATATATGCTTGGCTAGCACTGCTAGTTGTATTAGGGGCAGCTCCAGTAAAAGTTATATTAGCTGCTTCTGTAGCATGTTCTGGTGTAACTCGAACTACATCACCAACTGCCCATCCTTCACCACCATGTAGTAATACAGCCTCTATGTTGTAACTGCATCTATAATTTTGCCCGTCAGGTCCGCTTGAATCAGCATTATAGTTAGGACTAACACCTTGTTGACCTAAAGCTGTTACACGGAATGTTAAGTTTTCTTTACCAGATGTCTGCACAACACCACTACTATTCTTTATATCTGTTATATTTTCTGAGGTTCCATAGCTACCTTTAGCTGTGGCAGCGTATACTTCTGTACCTATACCGGGGCAGTGTCCTGAGCCGTCGCCTTCATCAAAACTATGGCCTGTAATTTTTATCTTAGTAGCTCTTGTCAGAGTTGTAGTGGCTGTACTGTTGTTTATATTGACACCATACTGCCTACCATTTTCTGTACGTAGTAGTTCTATGAACCCGAAGTGAGTATGTGGTGTAGCATCTGTAGTTCCCGTTGTCCCAACAGTTGTAACAGTTCTAGCACTTCCATTAGAAGCAGTAGATGGTGTACCACCAGCGTTTATTTCTGCTGTAGTATAGTTACTAATATCTCTATTATTAATAAATGTGGTATCATTAATAGTTAAGAACTGTAAGTTTTCTGAGTTAGCTGTTTGAAGATAGTTTTGAAATGTAGGTTTTACTTGTCCTTTATTCTGCCAATTATTTACTGTTCCACCGGTATGTGTAGGTCTTGAGGTTGAGGTTATAGTACCTGTAGCTTCATATATATATACTATTCCAGAGTTAGCCGCAGATTGAATAGTGTCCCCGAGACCATATGTTCGATCACTACTCCACGTAGTTTCACCATAAATCATGGTCATCTCTTGCCCGTCATTACAACTCCATACTCTAACCTGACCATCAGGTGCGACTTGTCCTATATAAGATCCTTCTGTCTCGTCGCGGTAGTAATGAAACCAAGATCCAGCGGGAGTAGTTAAGTTTCCACCAATGTTAGTGGTTTGCACATTAGGAAGTGGAGTAGTTCCTATACGTTTAGCACCCGGTCTTTTGTATAAACCCTTAGTTATGTCTGGTATTGCATTTGTTACTTCTGTCACCTGACCGGGAAACTTTAGCTGGTCAGGCTGTTCTGACATTCCTAGTGAGTATTGAGGAATAGTTTGCGTAATACTTGCCATTATCGTCTAAGGTTTCTCCAAGGTTGATAAGTTTGATATGCACTATTATCTTCAAATCCAAACATACTATGATCTCCCTGATTGCACTCATACTCCATGAGAGCAGCTCTAGCAAGAGCCTCTTGTTGAGCTAATAGTTTAACTAACTGAGGGTTTGCAACTAGCTTTGTAGCAGCAACTCTGGAAGCTCTGTATGTTATGTATCTTCTAAAGACAATAGGTAAGTCTTCGAACTGATATAGTCTGACGACATCAAGATCTAAGTCACTTGTAAATACATCTGTGTGATCTATCTTGTCATATATAAATCCATTACGGCGTACGAGATTATGTGTACGTCTTGCTTGATTATCATGTAAGTCCATTGAAAGTATATCATTACCAACAGCTATCTTGCCATCAGAGTTGATCTGAAATGGTACATGTTTTTCTGTGTTAAAATGCCACCCCTCTGCTTGCGTGTCTACGTTAGCATCACGGAGTAGGTTATAAATTATTGCCACCTCTGGATTATCAAAATTAAGAGTTGTAAGAGGTGATTGTCCGATAGCCCCCAGTATACTGTTTACTGCGGATAGTTCGGTATCGAGATCAATAGTTGTGGAAGCCATAAGAAAAAAAAAGGGGGGAGGGTATACCTCCAAGCCCCATATAAATGTATAAAAAAAATTAACTAAAGTTAGCAAGAGCGTTGTTTGTAGTTGTTGCTTCGCCAGCAGTGTTTCTAGTAGGTGCAACACCAGCAACTAGCTCAACAGCAGCAGCAGGGTTAAGTGCATCTGCTCCCATTGCTAGTCTACCGAGGATTACATCACCTTGGTAAACAACTGAGATGTCTCCAGAAGTTACTTGTACTTGAGGTCCGATTGCTTCTACACAAGCAGCAGCTTCTTTTTGGAAGATAAGTCCACAGCTGTTTTTGAAAGCATTGTCACCAGCATTACCGTAACTGTTAACAGTCTTAACTACTTGGTTGGAGGCAAGTGTACCAGCTCTTTCGTCTGCCATACCTTCTCCTACGAAGTCGCCAGTAGCTCCGGGGTCTGCAGCACCGGGAGCTGCAGCTCCAGCAGCACCATACTTAGTACCAAAGTCTCCGAAGAATGGAATGTTCATTGACTTGAAGATTTGTATGCCTGCAATTTCAACGATTCCCTGACCTGACTGAAGTGCGTCTCCTCTTACATTGTGGTTGATTAGACCATTGCCAGCTGCCGCACTTTGGATAAGTGCATAGTACTGTCTTGGGTTAAGAACAGCTACCCTACCTTCGCTACTTACACCTTTCTCGTCTAATGCAGCGGCTGCATCATAGAAAGCTGTAATTAGATCACCAGCGTCATAAGCTTCTGCAGCGGATGATGTAGAAGTACCTACTTGAATCTGTGTTCCACCGGGCTCTTTGAAGTTAGTCTTAGTGATAGGACTAGCCTGTCTTGCAGCCTTTGTGATTGCTCTGAAGATCTTTCTGTCATACTGCTCTGCAAGAGCGTATCCGATCTTTCTTGAGATCTCACCACGTAGGTCGTAGTGTGCTAGAGTCTCGTCTAGCTCGTAGACAAATGCACTGGAGATCAATAGATCGTCGACAGTCACTGTCTTTTCAGATACTGGAGGTGCTCCGTCGGAGTTACCTAGTATGCTTTGGCCGGGTACATGGTACTCAGCTTTTGTTCTACCTGTGAAGATGAACTGAAGTGACTTACCGTTAGTAAGTGTTCTTTTCATTACAAGGTCACGGGCTATCGTGTTCCTTTGGAACCCTTTGAACATTTCCCCGGAAAACAATTTAAGGTATAAAGCCCTCTTGTCTCCAGAACCGTTGTCCTGACCTAAATTAGTTATTCCTGTGGTCAGTGTGCTATTTTGTTGTGCCATTTCTAAGAATGATATTGTTTTACTTTTCTCAGATCTGAAATTTTTTCGCGATTTTTTTTGTGGTT